GATGCGAAACCTGGGGGCGAGCCTCTCGAGTTGTGGCCCTGGCCAAGCAAGGGTATGTCGGTTGTTGTCCCCAGGAATACACGTATTCCAGAGGCGTACCTATATCAGCACGGGGATCAGAGGATAGCTTGGCCTGTCGATCAGGTATCTCTACACAGTGATTTGTTGGCCTGGGCTTCTTTTAATCCTGACAGCTTGCACCTTGGTCTGTCGAGTGTTGAACCCTGCGCGCTTTCTGCGGATCAGCACAATGAAGCCTCAACCTGGAACCTGCGAATGCTCCAGAATTCCACGGTGCCTCCTGGCGTATTCTCCACGGAGGGGGATTTAACTGCTGAGCAATTGGCAGAATTAAAGGAACAGGTGCGCGCGAATTACCAAGGCGCGGAGAATGCCCGAAAGGCTCTGATTTTATTCGGTGGAATTAATTGGACGCAACAAGGGCTCACGCCGGTAGATATGGATTGGATCAACGGAAGAAACGTCTCAGCCCAGGATATTTGCGCGGCCTTCGGTGTCCCCACGCAACTGCTTGGCCTACCCGGCACGCAGACCTTCGCAAACTATGAGCAAGCGCGCGCGAGTATGTGGGAGGATAAGATTCTCCCGTTACACTCGGATTTGCTAGATAGCTTAAATAATTTTCTGTCATATCGTTATAAGGATAGTCCTACGATATGCGCCGATATTGATGAAATTGCGGCTCTTGCCCCCAGGCGCGCGGAGAAATGGGCCATGGTACAGAGTGCGGATTTTCTGACAATTAATGAAAAACGCGAGGCGGTAGGGTATGACCGGGTTGATGACCCTTCTGCTGACGTGCTGCTTACTGCTGGCAATATGTTCCCGCTATCGGAAATAACAGAAAAGCCAATCGCACCCCAGGAAAGCGACTCGGGTGTTGACAGCGAGGATGACGAGCTGTGAACCGTGGCGCGCGTGAACGTGAGCGAATAGAGCAAGAGCGCCTATGGCTGCGTTTTTCTAGGCAGGTAGCGTTACACGTGGAAAATGCAATAAAAGAAGCCGGGCAAGCTCTAGCGGAAAGGTATGCAGAAGGTGGCAAAATTGATACCGCTGAAATTGCGCTTGTTTTTATTCCTACAATTGCTAAAAGCCTGCGCCGTGCTTATTCGCGTATTATTCCTGCCTTCGCTTCCAGGATGCTTGCGCGATTTCGTAAGACGCAACCGGAAGTACTTGAAACAAAAAACACAGAAGGCGCAATCGGGCAGCTCATACGATCACGGTTGAGGTACAGAGCGGATGAGCAAGCACAGAAAATAGGCAAGACATTATCAAGAAAAATATTTAAGGCTGTGCAAGCTGGCGTAGACGCCGGGGAATCTTACGAGAAAACCGCCTCAAGGATACTCGATGTAACAAGTGGCTCCGTGGCTCGGTCAAAGGCTAGGACAATCGCTCGAACAGAAATGCACAACGCTTCGCAGGCTGCACAATTTGAGGTTGTTGAGTCGTTACAACTAAGTGTGTCGAAAATATGGCTTGCGGGGGAAGATGACAGAACTAGACATACACACGCAGAAGTTGATGGGCAGAAAAGGCCACACAATGAGCCGTTCAACGTTAATGGTTGGCCTATGCAATTTCCTGGCGATGACAGCTACGGCGCACCTGCCGGGGAAATAATAAATTGCCGTTGTTCTCTGGCTTACGAGTAAGAAGGAAGAATCACAGATGGAAGTCAAACGCGCAAGTATTCCTTTCAAATTATCCTCGCCCATTTCCGACTTGGGGGAGTTTTCCGGTTATGGGAGCATTTTTGGAAATGTGGATTTGGGCGGTGATATTGTGGAGCCGGGAGCCTTTTCCAAGTCTCTCCAGGCTCACAAGAAAAACGGCACAATGCCTGCCATGTTTTATTCTCACGATACCCGAGAGCCGATTGGCGACTGGCTAGAAATGGGGGAAGACGACACAGGGTTGCTTGGAAAGGGTATTCTTTGGATTGAGGATGTGCCGCGCGCGAAACAAGCGCGGAAAGTGATGCGCGGGACGGGACCGAAGGGCTTATCCATAGGATACGTCACGAAAAAATATAAGATGGCACGCGTTGCACCCCAGGAAGGTGCGGCAGAGATCGATGTGCGTGTGCTCCAGGAAGTGGATTTGTTGGAGGTTTCCCCTGTAGTATTCGCAATGAATCCGCTAGCTACAATTACCGATGCCAAGGGGTTAGATGGTGCGCTGGTGGATATCCGCACCCTCGAAAAAGTACTACAAAACTCGCTGAATCTAACATGTAAACAAGCAAAGGCTTTTCTTTCCGGTGGATATAGCGCGCTTAAGCGAGAAGTGGAAGGTGCGCAGCGTGATGTCGAAATGCCCGAGGAACAGAAACAAGCTATTGCTGAAATGATTGCGCAAGCGCGTAACATATTCAAATAACGGCAAAAACCCTAGAAAGGAAACAACATGCCGGAACTCGACGACCTGAAGAAGACCCTAAGCGACATGGGCCGTGCCTGGGAAGAGCACAAGGCGACCATGCAAACCCGTGATGCTGAGGTTGCCAAGTATGGCAAAGCTCTCGGCGAAACGGAACAGAAATTGGCCAAAATTTCCAGTGCGTTGGATAATCTGGAAGATATGAAAACTCGCCTCGAAAACGCGGAAAAGGCTATTGCACGCAAGGGCGGCATCGATTCTCCCCAGGAAAACGAGGCCAAGGCGGCCTTAGATTTGTACGCTCGTAAGGCGGATGCAAGCAAGCTCACCGCGCTTATCGACAAAAAGGCTATGTCGGTCAATAGTGACCCCGGCGGCGGTTATTTCGTGACTGCGGATATGTCCGGGCGGATTATTCGGAAAGTATTCGAAACTTCGCCCATTCGACAAGTGGCCAGCGTTCAACAAATCAGCACTGATGCGCTGGAGGGTTTTGTCGATCGGGACAATGCTGGGTTTGCTTGGTCCGAAGTTGAAACGGCTGTGGTAGCCAATACAAGCGCCCCGAAGGTTGGCAAGTGGCGCATTACTGTTCACGAGTGGCAGGCTCGTCCTAAAGCTACGCAGAAGCTTCTCGAAGATGCTGCTGTAGATATTGAGGGTTGGCTTGTTAAAAATATTTCCGAAACGGTAGCGCGCGGTGTTAATACCGCATTTGTTTCTGGCTCTGGCGTTGGCCAGCCTCGTGGGTTTTTGACCTACGCCAATGGCGTCGAGTGGAAGCAGATCCAGCAGGTTGTGAGTGGTGCCGCTTCTGCGTTGACTGCCGATGGTTTGCTCGATCTGGTTTATTCGCTCAAGAGTGAATACCGCAACCGCGCACAATTCGCCATGCAGCGTTTGACGTTGGCTGCCGTGCGGAAATTGAAGGATGGCGAGGACCAATATTTGTGGGCTCCTGGCCTGCAAGCCGGGCAGCCCAGCACGCTCCTTGGCTTCGCGGTGCAGGAGTTTGCGGATATGCCGAGCGTTGGCGCGGGGGCGTTGGCCGTTGCGTTCGCTGATTGGTCCAGCGCGTATCAGATTGTTGACCGCGTGAATCTGTCGATTCTGCGCGATCCGTACACCAGCAAGCCAGAAGTCGAGTTCTTTGTGCGTGGGCGCGTTGGTGGTGACGTACTCGATTTTGAGGCTATCAAGCTGCAAAAAGTTGCTGCAAGCTAAGAAACAAAAGAAATAAAGGAAAACTCATGTCTTACCGCGATTTGAAGAATAATATTGCCACCGTGTCTACGCTGGTTCCTTCTGTGGCTAGCGCCTCGGCTGACGGTGCAAGTGTTGACGCCCGAGGGTATGAAACTGTTACCGCGCTCGTCCATACTGGCGCAATTGTTGGCGCTGGCAATTTTACGCTGAAACTGCAAGACAGCGCCAATGGCACTGATTGGAGTGATGTGCCTAGCGCTGGTTTGCTCGGCGCTTTTGAGGCGGTTTCGACCGCAAACAGCGTGACCGTTGTTGGTTACATCGGAGGCAAACGGTACGTGCGTGCTGTAGCGACCAAAAACAGCGGCACCAGCCTCGCGCTTGGTGCCGTTCTTGTGCTCGGCACTCCTACGCAATCCCCAGTGTAGTCAATTCCTGGGGGTGAAATATCCCCCAGGTTTTTAATGCGGAGAAAATATGCAAGCCTTCGTTATTCGACCTTTTCCTGTTTCTACGGACGGAATAAATACGCGCATGGCGAAGCGCGGCGAGGTTGTCAATTTCTCCGATGAGTCCACAGAAGAACTCGAAGCTTTAGGCTACGTCTCACGTTCGCCCCAGGAAGCGGCCCTAGAAGTAAAACCAGGAACCCACGAAACGATGGAAACAAAGCCGCGTAGCTTTACCCTGGGGAAGAAATATGCTCGCACGGTATGAAGTTGTTACGCCGCCAGCAACAGAGCCTGTTACGCTTGTGGAGTTGAAGTCACATTTGCGGATTACCGCGACGGATGAAGACGCGCTGTTGCAAGCACTGCTTGGCGCGTCTGTGCTGGCTGTGGAGAATTATACGGGCAGAAAGCTCATTCAGCAGACGCTTGCGGCATGGTATGATCGCGGGTTTATTGCCACGACAGAAATACGGGAAGGGTTTTCCCAGGGCGCGCGTGTTTCGTTTTCACCACGCACGTTATTTCTGGGGTATTGCCCTTTGGTTTCCGTGGATTCTATTACATATTATACTTTGGATGACGTTGCGCATGTATTTGCTTCAGAAAATTACTACGTGGACAGCGTAAGCCCGGACCGGAGGGGGCGGGTTGTTCTAAATGATTCCGCAACTTGGCCGTCTTCGTTACGCGCCGTCAACGCCATCAAAGTAACGCATACCGTAGGTTATGCAAATGCTGCAAGTGTTCCCCAGGCGTTGAAACTCGGGGTAAAAACGGTTGCGGCTTTCATGTACGAGCACAGAGGCGATTGCAGCGACTGCGAAAACAAGGCATTGAATCAGACAAGTGCTAATCTAATTCTACAACAGTATAGAATCCCGAGGATGTAACACATGACAACTCTTGCAACCGACTTGGCCGATGGGAATACCCCCGCCGTTATTTCCAGGGGCGGAACCTTCCAGATTTTTATGCGGGGCAATTTTAACTCCGGCACTGCCAAGGTTCAATTGAGCGTGGACGGCACAAATTGGGTAGATGCCGGGGCGGACGGGGAATTGACCGCTAGTGGCGCGGTTATTTTGTCTGCCAAGCCGGGAGTGCTATGGCGGATTGTCGGGCCTGGGGCTGGCGCAAGTATCACTGTTGACTACCTGTAACAGGTGAAATATGTGGCACAAACCCTGTAGGCAATCAGTACGTGGCAATTTTCAGCCAGTAGTCACACCCCAGGGGGGCGGGCCAGAAAATACGACGGCACCACAGTTGACGGGGATTGCGCAGGTTGGCCAGACACTAACCTACGTTCCTGGTGTGTGGACCGGCATTCCGGAGCCGACAGTAGACGTTATCACGCAGCGCAGCCCGGACGGCTCGACCGGATGGGTGGGCGTTTCTGCTGGGAATTACACGCTTCTCGCAGGCGATGAGGGCTATTATTTCCGCACGCGCGAAGAAGCTACCAACGCAGACGGCAGCGCGTTTGCTTATTCCTCCGTGCGCGGCCCTGTTACTGTAGGCGGCGGGGTGCCTTCTGATTCATATTCGACGCCAGATGGCGAGGATTATTTTGTGACGCCGGATGGCGCAGATTATTATCAACAGCCGTGAAGGAGAATAAATGGCAACCGTGCAAGTATCTGATGACATCGACACACTCCTGCGCAGCGCAAGCCGGGCGGCTGCGGTCGGCAGTTTGTGCCCTTGGGTGGCTATTTCCGCCGACACCACGCTGACAGCGAGCCAGCGAGGTAGCATGATTGCTGCGACAGCTGGAACATCCGGCATTACCCTGACGCTGCCCACGCTGGCGGGCGGGGACGCTGGCTGGAATATTTCTGTACGCCGAATGGACCGCAGTTATGGCAATATAGTTGTTTCTGGCTCTGGTTTTTCTGACGTGATCCGGGTCAGCGGAACAATAGTGCTCTATCAATGGAGCGGTTCAGCGTGGTACGTTGCCCGACGTTACGGTCCGCTAGAATCGCAAGCGAATCCTAATCAATTCGGCTCTGCGATCGACGGCGATATGTCGGTGACGACTACCATCACGCTCACTGACGACCTGCACTGTCGCAATTTGGCCATTTCCGGTAGCGGAATTATCAACACTAGTGGCTATCGCATATTTGTCGATGGCGACCTAGACCTGCGCAACGCTGGCGCTGGCGCGATCCAATTTAACGGTGTGGCAGGCGCAAACGCGGTCGGTGCCACGCCTGGAGGGGCAGGAACGCAAACGACCGGGAATACCGCAGGAGGTGGAACCGGAACACCGCAAGCTGGCGCTACTGGTACGACCGGGGCTGGTGTGCAGGCGAGCAATGTCGCTTCCACGGCCCTGCTCGCCGGTATTGGAATATCGAGGGCCGCTCAGGGCGCTGCTGGGGGCGCTGGCACAAACGCAGGTGGTGCGAGTCGTACATCCTCCGCAGGGCTGACCCAATTTCAGCCGCGCGTCCCGGTGATCGACGTTCTTTTCCGCGGAGTACTGCTTAACGGCGGCGGCACCGGGCAGGCCGGTAGCTCTGGTGGCGGTGATGGAACGAACAGCGGCGGGGGCGGTGGCGGGAACGGAAAAGGTGGAGGTTGTGTTCAGGTTTACGCCCGGCGTGCGCTGGTCGGCTCGTCAACAAACGCCAGCGCAATTCGCGCCATCGGCGGAAACGGCGGAAACGGCGGAACGCCAGTCGCAGGGAATTGCGGTGGTGGTGGTGGTGCTGGTGGCGGGCAAGGTGGCTCTGTGTTCCTAGTCGCTGGTGAAATTGTCGGAACAACAACGAGTGGTGGTGCCGATATTTCTGGCGGGAGTGGCGGGAATGGCGGAAATGGCGAGGGAACCGGCGCAGCGGGTAACGGTGGTCACGGCGGCGGGCGCGGGCGTGCCGTTATTCTGAACCTCTCAGCGGGGACCGTATCAATCAGTCCAGAAACCGATTTTGGCGGGGCAAATATCGGACAGACCGGAAGGGCCGGGGCCGTGCAATTGTGGCAAATTGCGGAGGCAACATGATTTATTATCATGCAGGATCGCAGACTGTACACGACGAAAACAATATTGCCCTGCTAACCGCACCCCAGGAGAGCCTTGCAAGACTCTTGGTTTTGCATGGGGGCATTTCCTGGAGGTGGAACGGTGTAACGTTTGAGGCATATAACCCACCCCAGGAAACGGAAGCCGAATAGTGAAGTACTACAAGGGCGCGGATTTTCGGTTGCAGATATATAACACCGTAAGCGAAGCTTGGAGCGGTGACTACTGCGAGCGTTCCCTTGTGACGAGCTTTTCTCTGGACTCGATCGAAGTAACAAGCAAACACACCGCCTGGAAAACTCGACTCGACGCCGCAGGAGTCCGGTCTTTTAGCTTTAAATGCAGCGGTGTATTTAGCGACAGCCTAGATATTGTTTTCATCAAAAGTGCGCTGTTTAATGGACACCTAGTGCAATTCCGTGTACTGGATTCTGACGGTGTGTGGTGCAGTGGGTACGCACAAATAAAGAGCGTTTCCAGGGTTGGTGAATATAATGATGCCGAATTATTTGATTTTTTGCTCGTCTCATCCGGAGAAGTAGTCGCAGGCGAGCCATCTTCCCAGGCAATCTACCGTATCGGGTATGCTCTGCTTTCGTTCGGGATTGTCACTATTCTAGATGATGGAATACTTAAAACAAGCGGAACAGACCGCACTACAGACCTACGCACTACGGAACCGCAGACCAACGCAGGGCCGATGGCGATTCAACCACTTACAAGCTATGAGGTGCAGTGATGCCCGCCGCAATTCTCCCCTGGAACGTCCACGCCGGAACCCCGCACAGCTACGGAGCCTCAGCGTACGGGCCGGCATTTGATGATATTGCAACGCTCATCGGTGGGTTTTCGCACTGGTCTGTTATCGCTTCCGACACTGCCAGCGCAACCTTCAAGTACCTGTTGATTGCCCCGAACGTTGGGACCGGGCGGCTCGTGTTGTGGTGGTCGAGCATCACAGTGCCGACAACGGTTGTTCCCTACGGGGCCAGAAACCTTACATATATCTACGCAACATATAGCCCAAGCAGTGTGGAAAACGTACCGCAGGGAAATGCGACAAGTGTGCCGGTGCTGGCTGCTGCTGACGCGGCTTCTATGTCCATTTCTGGAGCACCAAGCGGCACTGCAAACGCCAGATGGCATGCCGCAGAAAATGCAGAACAGATCATGCTTTCACACGCAAGCACCGCCAATTCAGGTAATATGCTCATACTTGCCGGACTGGCGGTGATCGACGAGGACGGGGAATCTGCGCCTTTTTTGTCTGGCTGCGGCGTATCCATTCAGTTTGAGGCGGGCTGGGAAGGCATCTTCTCTATTGCAGCGGGGACATCGAACACAGCCTACAACGGGAGCTTCGGGCGATTTTACGCTGCCGACCCACTGAGTCCGCTAACGGTGACCGGCTTTGCGATCGTAAAGTCCCCGGAAACCGACGCTTGGCAGCTAGTCGGGAAAATGAACGGTGTGCATTCCTTCAATTTGGAAAGCAATCTAGTCAGCCGTAAATACTTTATCCCGTACCTGCTGCACAATCATTGGATGGGTAACTATGGTCCGTACAGGCTGCGACAAATTGCCTATGGCCCGAGGGCCGATCATGGCACCGCTGTTTATGAGGCTGGAACAGGGAACGTGCTTGCGCAGGCATTTAACGGAGGGATTACCCCATCCAACTTCGCCCCGTATTGGTGTACTAACTTCCAGCCGTAAGGGTATCACATGAAATGCTGTGAAATTAAAATTGGGAGCTTGCGTAACCTCGTAACGGTAGAGCGAGAAACGCTCACAGTAGACGACGCTGGGGGTAACTCAGTCACCTGGGAGGTTGTTGGGCAGCACTACGCGGATATTCGCCTGCTCAGTGCCTATGAGCGATTTGCCCAGGGGAGGATTGAGAGCGGTGCGACGCACAAGTTTACCTTTCGGTATTTTGCCGGATTACTCCCAACTGATCGTCTCAGTTTTGCTGGTGTGTTGTACAATATACGCGGAATTGATAACCTGGAAATGCGTAACCGCTTTTTAATTGTAACAGCTGAACGTGGAGTAACGCAATAATGGCTATTATCGCACGCACAGGCAGGGGAACTTTTGTTGAGGTGCGGGGGCAAGAAAAAATTATAAGGTTATTAAAAAACCTTGAAGGTCTCGCGGCGAAAGCTGCCGTGCGTGTCATAAATAAATACTGCCTATTAATGGTCGGAGAAATGCGTGCTAGTATCAAGAAAAATACAGGCAACTTCAAGCCGTACCCTAGGGGCGACAAAATACACTGGTCTTCTCCCCCAGGAAGCGCGCCGAACAGAGACACTGGTGGGTTAGAGGCTGGCTTGTACGTGGATTATGCGAACGCAGAGAACAAGCGCGCGGATATCGTGAGTAATGCTAAGTACAGCGCAGCACTAGAATACGGAACGAAATACGTGGAAGCGCGACCTTTCATGCGCCCGGCAATTCACAAGTATATTGGGCCGCTTTACGAGGATTTGAAAAAGGCGATACAAGACGAGTTCAAAAGAGGAAGGAAGGGGACTTGATGGGAATATTCCTTGAAGCTGAAAAGGCACTTTTTGCCAGATTAAACGCCACGGCGGCGCTACTCTCCGTGATCCCCACAACCAGAATTAAGTCAGTTCTCCCCCAGGATTCCCCCCTGCCGTACTTGCGCGCGCGTGTTACGCGTTGCCTTGAATATGACACGAAAACACAAAACGGGTTGGACATAGAATATACCCTAGACGTATATTCATCCTACCACGGGCATAAGGAGGTTCTAGAAATATCGCAAATTATCTATGACGCGCTACACGACGCACCATTCACCCTGGCGGTGGGGCGCAATTTCTTT